ATACCTGAAAAAATTGATATAGAATCTTTTAAAGAACTTAATAAAATTAAAAAAGATGTTTTAAATTTTGTAAATTCTGGAAAATCTTTATATCTATACTCATCAAATTCAGGAAATGGAAAAACAACATTTTCAATAAAAATAATGTTAAACTTTTTTGATAAAATATGGTCTGGAAATGGATTTGAAACAAGAGGATTGTTTTTACATGTTCCAACAATAATGAGAAAAATAAAGCAGGATATAGGAGGAAATAAAGATTTTACAATAGAATTATCTGAAAAACTTGAAAATACTGATTTAGTAATTTGGGACGATATAGTTGTTAGGAAAGATATAAAAGATTTTGATTATGAGCTTTTAACAAGTTTTATAGATATTAGGTTGTTAAATGAAAAGGCAAATATTTATACAGCAAATTATGGAGGAGAAGATTTAAGAAACATAATAGGAAATAGATTATTTAGTAGAATATATTCTGCGGCAGATTATAAAATTGAACTAAAAGGTTCTGATAGGAGATAACAGTGTCTAGTATAATTCAACTACAAGTATTAAATAAGATAATCTCAGATAGAAGTTTTGATTTAATTATTCATAACGGCATAACAGATGAATATTTTGATGTATTTCCAGATATTTTTAATTTTATTAAGAATCATTATGAAGTATATAATCACGTTCCAGATTTTGAAACCGTTAAAGATAGGTTTAGAGAGTTCGAAAAACTAGATGTACGGGAATCTGATGAATACTTATTAGATGAACTTCACAGAGATCATCTTTTTACAATTGGAGCTGAGATTGGAAATACCTATGCGGATCTTTTGCATAAAGATGAAAAAGAGGGCGTTGAATATTTAATAAATAATGCACCGAGACTCACAAAACAGCTTGGAATTAAAGGATTTGATTTAATTAAAGGATCTGAGGATAGATTACAGAATTATTTAAAAGATAGAACAATAGATAGGAATTTGTTAATACCGTCCGGTTATAGTGAGATGGATGATGTTTTATATGGCTGGTTTCCGGGAGAGGATTTAATTATAATTCTTGGCAGAATAAATGAGGGAAAATCTACTGTAATGATGAAAATGGCTCATGCTGCTCATAAGGCGGGAAAAAGAGTTGGAATATATAATAGTGAAATGTCAAAATACCTTGTTGGATATAAATATGATACATTAAATGGAGGATTTTCAAACAGGGGTTTAATAACAGGAAATAAAGAAGAGTTAACAGAATATCAAAATTATATAACCGATTTACAAAAAAATGAAAATCCTTTAATACTATATACAAAAGAAAAAGAAAGTCTAAATGGAAAACTAACTGTAGCAAAAATGAATGCATTAATAGAAAAAGACAATTTAGACTTTTTTATAGCTGACCAGTTATCTGGTATGGAAGATACTTCAATTAAAAAGAATTTTAGAAGAAAAGATATGTATTCAAAAATAATAGATGAAAGCATGGAATCTAGTATAAAGTATAAAATACCAATAATGATAGGATCTCAAGCAAATAGGGAAACTGTTAGGGGCAAAGATGATGAAGAAAGTATGCCAGAACTTGATAATATAAGCGATGCAGATGAAATAGGTGCATTTGCTTCAAGGGTTATATCAATAAGAAATTTAAAAGCAGGATTAAAGTTTAAGATAATTAAAAATAGATATGGAAAAAGGGGCGATACATTTCTTTATTATCACGATTTTGATAGAGGGTATTGGAAATTTATTCCAACTGGAGCAAGTCATGAAAAACAAAAACAAGAAAATAAAAATAAATACAAAGATAAATCAGATGCTTTCTAATGAAGATGAAGAGGTCGAAAAAGAGGCAAATATTTGGTGCGAAAATTTTGCACAAATGGAAGTAAACAGAGGAAGGATGCTTCCTGAAGAACTTCCTTATGTTTTATCATATTGGAAAAGAATAAACAGGAGATTAGATTAAAAAATGGCTAAAAATAAATACATAGGAGTTGATTTATCATTTAAAAAAGAATTAATAAACTATTTTCATTCACTTCCAAAAGATACAGTAAAAGAATTGTTTAGCCCATCAATGTTAGGAGATATAGAATGTTCAAAGTCAGAGGAAAACTTATCCTCACACCAGAAATAGATGTAATAGAATCATTAAGAAATGAGCTTCATAGACGTGGAATATATAAATTAAATAAAATAAAGAAACTAAAAAGTAATATAATGGTATGCTGCCCAATTCACAATAACGGACAGGAAAAGAGTCCATCTTGTGGAATATCAATTGGAGAAAATGCCGGAATAGTACACTGTTTTACATGCGGTTATGGAAAAGGAAATCCAGTTTATATAGATGATTTTGTAAGTCACTGTTTTGGATTTAATGATAGAGGAAGATACGGAGGAGATTGGTTACTAAAAAACTTTGTTGTTGGTGTTGCGAGCGAAAGAAAATCAATAAAAAGAATAGAAAAGAATGCTGCAATTGAAAGCGCGCCAGTGTACGTAGACCAAGAAGAGTTAGAATCTTATAGATTTACGCATGAATACCACTATGAAAGAAAACTAACAGATGAAATTATAGAATTATTCGATTTAGGTTTTGATAAAAATTTTAGATTAAAATTAGATAATGGTACACTATCTAGTCCAATTGAGTGCATAACATTTCCAGTTTTTGATCTTAATGGAAATTGTGTTTTTGTTGCTAGGCGTTCAATAAGCACAAAACTATTTCATTATCCTGATAACGTAGAAAAGCCTGTTTATGGCGCGCATTTAATAGATGATAGTGTAGAAGAGCTTTATGTATGTGAATCCGCAATTAATGCACTAACGTGTTGGGTGTATGGAAAGAAGGCAGTCGCATTATTAGGATTAGGAACAAAATATCAGTACGATATCTTAAGAAAACTTCCAGTAAGAAAAATAATTATTGCAATGGATGGAGATTCTGCTGGAACGCAAGCAATAGGGCGATTAAGAAACGCACTGAAAAATAGTAGAAAATTAATAGCTGAAATAAATTTACCATATGGAAAGGACATAAATGATTTGAGTAAAGAAGAGTTTTTATCACTGAAGCAGTATTATTAACAGAAGATTATTAAGTTTTATTAAAAATGCTTGACTTAGATAAAAATTTATACTTTAATTAACCTAGGCTTAAAAATTAGTTATTAGTTATTGGCAGATAGCCGGATTGGAGTAAGAGAAAATGGAAGTAAAGAAAGGCGATACTCTCGTTTACATTGGAGAGGCTCAAGAAAATTTTGAAGCAGGAGAAGAAGTAACTGTTGTTGGAAAAACTCCAAAGGGAGTTAAGGTTGAATTTGATGATGGATCGACACTTGAAATTCAAACAAGCATTTTAAAAAGAGATTGGGAATTAAAAGAATTTGATGAACATTCTGAAGAATCTGATGAAGATTCACAAGAAGATGTAGAAGATTCAAAGCCAGCTAAGACAAAAAAAGAAAAAGCTCCAAAAGAGAAAAAACAGTCTCTTAAAAAAGAGCCTAATCAAGAAGCCATTGATAGAAGGGCTGCATTTATCGCACTTGCGGAAAAGAAAGGCTTAACAGCTGTTGAGCAAGTTCCGTTTACAGCCCTTAAATGGGAAAAGAGAGTTGTTTTTGAAGTTTATAGAGGCAACCAAAGATTTGCGTTTAACTGTAATGAAGCAGGTCTATCAGCCGATTCAAAAGCACTTGGAAATCCAAAAGGACATGAAAGAACTAACGACTTCTTGGTTGAAAATGTTCCTGTTGATGCTGCACTTGAAAAACTTGTTGATGAATCAATTGCATATGCAAAGAACAGAATTAAGGTTTTAGCTGAAGAAAGGAAAGAAGCTGCAAAGAAAATGCAGGAAGCTAAAGCAGCAAAAGCAAAGGCATAAATCACAAAAGGGTTAAATAGTTTTACTCTTTTTATTGTAACCCTCAAATAAAAATAAAGAAGGGCGTAGTTACACTTTGTCGTTATTATAAGTGCGTTGGATTGTTACCCCATCGAGAAAAGCGTAACATAGAGTCTATTCCGAAACTCGAAAAACTTGTGGAGAAGCTGAAAACTTAATACAATGCGGCGGGACAAAAATCTGCGCACATTGTATTTAAGTTGGAGGCAAAAGTGTGTTTATTGGTAAGAACCTCAAAGGCAGGAGATTTAAAAACGATGGCTAAGATTGACAGGAAGCGTGCAGAAGCTTTAAGTGAAAGTTCAACATTTTTTAACCTCAAAAAAGACGGAGACAAAGCTACAATTAGATTTCTATACAAAGATATAGATGAGCTTGTAAATGAATCCGCATATGAAGTGCATGAAATAAGAAATCCAAAGTTCAGGTTAGTGGACTGTATTAGAACTAATCCTAAAGATCCTTTGGATGTTTGTCCCCTTTGTAATAGATTATCTGAAAAGCATGAGGATAAAAAATCAGCAGAGGCTGCAAAAGCTGAAGGAACAACAAAATCAAGACTTTTTGTTCAAGTGTATAATGAAGATTTAGGTGGAGTTCAAATTTGGGCGAGAACTTTAGGTCTTGTAAAACAACTTGAAAGGGATATAGAAGAAGATTTAGACGGACGTCCTCTATATCAAGCTCCAATAACTGTAAAAAGAATTGGAGATGGGACTGATACAGATTACTCATTTAGTATTGTTAAAGAAAAAGTTGAAATGAATGGAAAGTATTATAACTCTCCAATGTTTGATGAAAAAACATTAGAAGATTTTCCTAATCCTCTTGATGTTTTTGAAGCAAAACAGCTTAGAAAATGGGATTATAAGACAATGGAAAAATTCATTGAGACAAGAGTTTTACCAGATAATGATGATGAAACATCACAAACCCAACAATCAAGTGGTGGGGAAAAGTATAGAAGAAGAAGCGAGAAAAAATCTGGATCGGACAATTTTTAGGGTGGATCGCGTTATAGGGGAGAGAAAGTGTCAGCGTTCTTACTCTTTATATAAGACACTTAAAACAAAAGTATAAAGAGCGTTTTTTACCCTTTTTGACGATAGTATAAAAAGGGGCGAGTTTTAACATGTTCTCTCGTAAAAACATGTTTCCCTTTTGGGGAATTATATAAGCTGGATTAAGGATTGTTTATGAGTTTGCTACCAAAAAATAGAAGTACTCGTGAAGAGATTTTGTCTTTTGTAAAAGAGTCTAATAAAAGAAGTCAAATAGTCGCATCAATGGCAGTAAATACTTCCAAAAAAGGAAGTTTATTAGATAGAATAAACGCTGTTGTAGCCACTGTTGAGAGAGAATTTAGAACAACAAAAGACTTATATGAACTTATTTTGGAAGAAGATTTATTAGCACATTATATTGATGTTGCAAATAATAACGGAAGTTTAGCATTAGATACAGAAACATCTTCATTAGATCCAATTTCTTGTATTATGGCGGGCGCAAGTTTTTATACTCCAGATTTAAAACCAGCATATTGTCCTATAAATCATGTAAGTTATGCATCTGGGAATAGAATAGAAAAACAATTAAGTCCAGAAATAATGGTAAAACATTTAGGACGATTAAAAGATGATGTTAAATTGATATTTCATAATGCAAAATTTGATTTAAGGGTTATAAGGAATCAACTAAAATTAGACATGTTTAAATATCTTTGGTGGGATACTATGATAGCATCCTGTTTGTTAAATGAAAATGAGGATCATGATTTAAAATATCAATATGGAACATATTGCAATAAAGAAGATGTAGCAAAATACAAAGAATTATTTAATGATATTCCATTTCATTTTATTCCAGTAAAAACTGGATATCTTTACGCAGCAAAAGATGCAAAAATGACTTATGATTTATTTAAGTTTCAAGAACCTTTTTTAACTGAAGATAACGATTTGTGTAAAAAGAAAGGACTAGAAAAAATAGCCATATATTATCAGGATATAGAATTGCCAGTCATAGATTCTTTATGTGAAATGGAAGATGCCGGATGTAAAATAGATGTTGAACATTTGAGCAATTTATCAGAAAAACTTCATAAAGATTTAGAAATAAAAACAAAAGATTTTAGAAAAGCATGTGCTCCATATGAAAATGATATTCAAAAGTATAGACTTCAAAATATAAATAAGTGTAAACTTGATGATCCAATTTTAATATCAAGTCCTGCTCAAATATCTATATTAATTTATGATATAATAGGTTGTGAGTCCGTTGATAGAAAAAAGCCAAAAAGCACAGAAGCTCCTATACTTGTAAAGTTGAAAAATAAATATAAAGATGATAAAGATTTTTTAAATCTTATAAGCTGTTTAATTGATTATAGACACATTGAAAAACTTTTATCAACCTATGTAGACTCAATTCCAAAACTAATAAATCCAATATCTGGAAAACTTCATACCAACTTCAATCAACATATTGCAAGGACTGGAAGATTAAGTTCATCTGATCCTAATTTTCAAAACCTCCCAAAACGGTCAAAGGTCGGAAAAGAGGTAAGAAAAGCTTTTATGACTGAAGAAGATGAAGTATTTATATTTGGAGATTATTCACAGCAAGAACCAAGAATACTGGCATACGTAACTCTTGATGAGGGAATGTTACAGGCATATAATGAAGAAAAAGATCTTTATGCTTATGCAGGATCATTTACATTTAAAACTGATTATACTGAATGTCTTGAATTTTATGCTGATGGAACTCCTAATCCTGAAGGGGAAGAACGCAGGAGTAAAATGAAAGCAATTGTTCTTGGCATTATATATGAAAAACAAACAACATCTATAGCAGAGGATTTAGGAATATCTGTAAAAGAGGCACAAGAACTTCAAAATATGTTTTTTAATGCATTTCCGGGTGTAAAAATTTATAGAGATTATCTAATGCGCTTTGTTGAAGAAAATGGTTTTGTTGAGATGATTAATGGTATGCGTAAGGCAAGAATACCAGATATGACTTTACCAAAATATGAAATAACAAGAATAAGTGAGGGAAGTGATTTTGATCCTTTAGACGGAATTGATGATATAGATACTTTAGATGTTGAAACGGCTCAAGAAACTTCTTTAGAAATAGATGATGAAACATATGAAGAATATTATACTGCAATGGAAAAAGCATATGGATACCAAAAGAAACGTGCTGTTATAGAGCGGGCTGAAGAAGAAGGAATAAAAATAGTTGATAATACTTTTAAAATACAGGAAGCTACTAGACAGGTTGTAAACAGTGTAATACAGGGATCTGCTGGTATTATCACAAAAAATGCAAAAGTTAAACTAAACGCCGAGCGGGTAAGGCAATTAAAAGGCAGAAGACCAGAGTTTTACAAACAATTAGAGCCTTATGTACAGCGCAGTAAGTGGTTAAAAGATAACGGCGTTGTCTTAACGATACAGGTACATGATGAATTAATACACAGATGTAAAAAATCCGTTGCAAAAGAGGCAAAAAGAATTATAAACGATATTATGATTGAATCAGCAAGAGATTTAATATCAGTTCCAATGAAAGTGGACTGTGTAGTATCACAAAGATGGTTAGGAGAAAATATAGAATTATAAGGATAGCAAATGAAAACCAATGTAATATATAATAAAGATTGTTTAGAAGTTTTAAAAACACTTCCAAATAAATCATGCCTTATAATAAGTGATCCTCCATATGGAATAGATTGGGGGAGACAAGGAAATAAAAGACATAAGAATTGGACAGAAGAAGGCGCAGTTGAATATGGGTGGAAAAAATATAAGGATTTTGAATGGGATAAATCAATACCCTCAAAAGAGTATTTTGATGAAATGTTCAGGGTTGGAAAAAACTTAATAATTTGGGGTGGAAATTATATGACTCAGTATTTACCACCTTCACAGGGATGGTTAATATGGGATAAGTGCCAAAGAGATTTTTCTTGCGCCGATGCTGAAATGGCTTGGACAAGCTTTGATAAAGCAACAAGAATATTTAGTTATTCAAGAGGAGAGCATAAAGCGCATGAAGATAGAAAACATCCAACACAAAAACCATTAAAGCTTATGGAGTGGTGTTTAAATCTTAGAGCTCAAAAAGGAGATATAATTTTAGATCCGTTTATGGGCAGTGGGACAACTTTAGTTGCAGCACAGAATCTTGGGTTTGAGTATATAGGATGCGAAATTAATAAGGATTATTATGAAGTTGCAAAAAACAGACTGGCAGAAAGGAGAAGTCAGTTAGTATGAGAATAAACACAGTTATAAATGGAGATTGCCTACAAGAAATGTTTGATATTCCAAATAAGAGTATCAATGCAATAATATCTGATATTCCTTATGGTGTCGCTTATGAAACACGTGGAACAAAAACTCGGGCAAAAGAAGATAGAGAAATTGTGGCAAATGATAGACCAGAAGAATTCGATGCTTTTTATAAAGAAATGCTTATGCACTTTAAAAGGATAATAAAACCAGATGGAATAATAATTCTTTTTTGTGCGGGTGGAACAGGTCTAATAAAAACGGCAGAGTTATTAATTGAAGTGGATAAACATTTTAAAGTTATACAAAATATTCCATGGTTAAAAAGACCAGGACTTGGAGGAAACTACAGATCGGCTTATGAAATGTTAATGATTTTTAAACCCGATAATGATATGAATTATACATTTAACGGGGCGCAACGAAAAAATTATATTGATAATTTTTCTGGAATAAATAAAGCGGATATTCATCCTACTGAGAAGCCGTTGCCATTGATGGAGGATATAATAAAATTACATACAAACAAAGGAGATTTGATTTTAGATCCTTTTGCAGGAAGCGGAACAACTCTTGTTGCGGCGCAAAATTTAGGAAGAAATTTTATAGGAATTGAATTAGTTGAAAAGCATTATAAAACGTGTTTAAGTAGGTTAAGTGAAAAGAAAGGCAGTTTATTATGAATAGAGATGGAATAGAAAAGCACATAAAAAGGATAGAAGAGTGCTTAGAAACACTGGATGCTGTATCAGATGAATCATATCGAATCGGATGTGATATAGATCATACTTTGCATGTTTCAAAAGATTATTTAAAAACAATTCAAAAAGAATTAAAAGTATTATATTTTAATATAAAAAATTAAAGGAGAATATAATGGGAAATGATTATCATATATCAAACGCTATTGGGGAATTAACATATGCTGTAAAAGAATTAACATCACATATTAGAGATATGAATGAGAAATTAAATGAGATAGATATATCAATAAATAATATAAGTACGAGTATAGAAGAAAGGTAAAAGGAGAAGAGTAATGTGCAAATGTTC